GCTGTTGCAAGACAAAGATCCATCACCTCGGAGACGAAACCCGGGATGCGCATCAGCTCCAACGGCATCGGTCCTGGGTCTGTCGGCAACTCCACTTTATTGACTTCGATGTCAGGATGATTGACAAATGTGGCAAGAACTGGTGAAACCAAATCATCACCGTATCCTTGCTGTCGTAACATCCGTGCTGCCATCTCAAAATCACCACCGAATTCGAGCCATGCGTAGACTGCAAACGGACTGTATGCGCGATTCGGTTCCAACGGAGCCGCGTTGCCACTGAAGACATAAAACGACTTGTCCTTCAGGGATGCCGACCAGCCATTAGCCTTGCCGGGGCGACGCCAGAGTTCATTCTCCGCTTTCTTGACCAACGTCCAGCCATGCTTAATGAGCAAAGCTCGAATATCCCCTCGGTTGTTGAAATCGTCCCCTGGTCGATTCTCGGGTACAAACTGAGAATCCGCGGGAACATCTGCCGTCGGCAAGTATTCGTTCAGTGACCAAGCAGTTTCCAAGAGTATTTCTCGTTCCTGGGGAGTTAGCACAGGAATTTCGGTAAGTGATCCTTGCTCGAGCGAGTAACCCAAGGTTGGAGCGCAAAGAAACAATCCCCCTTCGCCACGAGTCTCGATCAACGTGACCATCGCACCATCGCGAAATCCCATAGCAAGTTTCATGTTGCCATTGATCGGCTCCGAGCAGCGATAGATCACGTGCTTGCCACCGGACTGGCTAGTCTCGATGACAATACGAGCAAACAACTCCGGAGGAATTTGCTCTTTCCAGGCTTCGAATCGATCGCCACCGCGGTCGAAGTCGAGCATTTCAAGGTTGCCACTGACTTGGCCAGTGACGACGCAAATCGCATCCTCGGGTTTTGAGAACCATTCGACGATCTGGTGTTCTTGCGGAATTCGAAGCTGAAATTCTTTCCAACCTGGAAGCCTGGGACGTTTCTGCAATCGAACTGCCGGCAGGACCGACAAACCACTTTCACGGTACGCCAAGGCGGATGGAAGAAGGGATGTGAAATCGGATGACATATTCAAAATGGAATCTCCTCGTCTGTAAACTCATTGGAAAAATGTTGGTCGCACGGTTCGGGCATCGGCCCGATCTCGTAGTCAACGATCCGGTCGTACTCCTCTCCGGAGACGCTTCGAACGACGATCGCGAGGGTTTGCGCAATGGCCCCCCCTTCGATCCGCGTGAGTGCTTCCTCGGTGGTTGCAGGAACCGGATCGGGGGATCGCTGTTTCCACCAAGCCACGGCACGTTGGCGTGCGTAACCGGAGTGTTCAAAGCAAACCCACTCGGATTTGTGGTTGCGCCAGCCGATCATGTAATCGACTCGCATCGATCGCGGTGCATCGTCGGCGGCTCCACGCTTGAGGTGGCTGTAATAGTGAGTGTCGGTGACTTCGTAGCGAGTGTTGGTAATTTGGCCGGATAGGATCGGTGCTTGGGTCGCTTGGGCTTCGTGGTTCTGTTTTTCAGGTGGGGGAAAGGTAAAGCCACACTCCGGGCAATTCGCGTACCCCATAGCGATGAGTGCGTTGCATTTGGGACATTGCTTCGCGGGTGCTTCACCAGTCGATTGGCAGCCTGCAGGTTTGATCCGCAGGCAATCGACCGGTCCGTGCCTTAAAACATTGCCACCAAAGTCGAGGACTAAACAGTTCTGTTTGCTCGGGTGAAGTCTGAAGCCGCGACCGACTGCCTGGTAGAAAAGACCTGGGGACGTTGTCGGACGCACCAAGGCCACGCAATCGATGTTGGGTGCATCGAACCCGGTGGTCAGCACGTTGACGTTGCACAAGTATTTGAGACTCCCGCTGCGGAACTTCTGAAGCAATCGGTCCCGATCCTCCGACGAGGTTTCGCCAGTAACGAATCCGCATTCGATGCCGTGTTTGTCTCGAAGGGTATCGACGATGTGGTTGCCATGACGAACACCGCTCGAGAAGATCAGCACGGCATTGCGGTCGGCTGTTTGCTCCACGATCTCACGGCAGACGGATTCGACCAGAGACTCGCTATCCATGAGAGCTTCGACCTCATCGGCTACGAATTCGCCGGCACGAACGTGCAGCGAACCGAAGTCGATTTGGTCTTTGCCTGACTTGGAAACCAGCGGACACAAAAAACCATCGCGGATCAGTTCCTTGATTCCAACCTCGTAACAGATCGTGTTGAGGATGTTTTCAGGGGCACAGATCTCGCCGTCCTTGAGTCGAAACGGTGTGGCCGTAAAACCAATGATGCGCAAGTGAGGGTTGACCTTCTTGGCATCCGCGAGGAACTGCTGGTACATCCCCTCTCCATCGAAACTAATGAGGTGTGCTTCATCGACTATGATCAGATCGAACCGATCGAGCTCACAGGCACGCTTGTAGATCGATTGAATACCGGCGATGATGACGGCATTGTTGGTGTCGCGACGCTTCAAACCTGCCGAGTAGATACCAAAGTCCACCTCGGGGCAGACGGCGGTTAACTTGTCGGCTGTTTGCTGCAGCAGCTCTTTTACGTGGGCCAAAACCAGGACACGACCTTGCCAGAGCGTGACCGCATCCTTGCAAATCGTCGCCATACAGGGGGTCTTACCACCTGCTGTTGGAATGACCACGCAAGGATTGTCATCACGATCGCGCAGATGGTTGTAGACCGCATCGACGGCCGCTTGTTGATAAGGTCGAAGTTGCATGGTGTTACTCCCACTTCAGCATCGAAAAGCCATCTTCTAATCGAGACTCGAACGATCGGTCCGGTTCTTCAATGCAGTCGCTATCCAGGTCAATCCCGACTCTTCGATTGCGCCGCATGCGCTGTGAGCGAAGCAGCCGGCCACACTCGAGGCATTCGCGTCGATCGCTCGTGGCAACAACTCCGCAGTCGCCACAAATCCGTTGGTCTAAACTCTCTTCCATCATCACACTTCCGAACATTTCGAGATTCGAACAAAAACCATGCCGCCAGGGATCGGTTCGCGTTTCCACGTGTCTAGGTGGATGATTTGGCTGTCGTCGTGATACGCACCACCTTGCCCGAGAGCATCGAGCAAAGCTTTTTGCGTGTTATCTACATCCCGGCGACGACGGTCGGGCGGATACAGTTCGATGAAGACTTCCAAGTCACCATCGAGTGGGCGAACGCCGCGCGCCGCGAGGATCGACACAACCTGTTGACGGAAGAGTCGACCCCCGCGGCTGATGAGCGTCCGTGCTCCCACCCGCCGCCAGTAATGATTCACTGACGGCGGATACGGCAGTTCAAGTTCGATCACGAGGGACGTCTCCATGGTGGAGTCGTATGGCTTGCTTGCTGTGGCTGTGCTGTCGCCGCCTCAGGTTTCGCGTAACCTCGGATCTCGTTTGTTACATCCCCCGAATCTTCGCGTTTGCGACATTTGACGTTGATCACCAACGGCAAGTTGTGCAGCTCGACCGAATCGCCCGGGGTGAGTACCCCAACGGCTCGGCAGATGGCCGAGAGCTCTGCTTGGGCGATCTTCACCGCAGTGGGATTGGCATTTTGAAGATTGAGTCGAGACCAAAGGAATCGACCTTTGTATTCACCCTCGAGAACCTGAAACGTCAGCTGTAAGTAGCTGCCCGATCCAGATTTCGTCGGCTTGAGTTCCGACTCGGTGATCACGGCCAGGTATTTGCCTGCCGGGATTGCTTCCAAATTCGACGTCGGCTCAATTTGATTCGCGTTAAAGTTGTTGAGATTAGCCATGGTTCGTAGCTCCTTCTGGTGCAGAAACGGGGTTGGACAGTTCGTTAGGTGAGCCGAGGATGCCGCCAACAATCGCATCCCAAGCCAATGGAATTTCAGGTTTGAGCCGGTAACGGTTCTTGGCCACGCATGAGGGCCCGCCGACCGTTTTCAAGATGCGTTCGCCACCGGCAGCACCGACCGGGGCAGCGATCGCTCTCTGGCGACCAAAGCCACTCTCTTCGGTGCGAGTCGTGAATCGCTTGGTGGCAAAAAGCACCGCATCGCACCATTCGGTGATGATGGCGCTGGCATGTTTGTGCAGCCGAGGCGAGTAGCGATCGTAGGCCGGCGCTTCCGGATCCTCGAACTTCTCGACCTTGGCATGGGCGATCAAAAAGACCATCATGCCGCGATCGCGATGGAGGTTGCCGAGCTTGTCGATGAGCTTGCGCCAGTAATCCAAAGCCAGGGTGTAACCCTTGCCGTACCCACCTCCGACCTTTTCGATCGTCGTGGCCGATTCGCGTCGGCAGACTGCATCCCAGATCAATCGTTCGAGCCAATCCAGCGAGTCGATCGCGACGGTTTGGTAGTCGTGCGGCTGGGTCTCTAGTTCCGTTAAAGCAGCGACGACATCTTCGAGGGATTTGGCCAGTGGGAAGCGATCGCAGTCGATCTCTCCCAAGCCATCCTCAGTCTGGATGAAAATCGGTTTTGGGGTGGTAGCTGCGAGGCTACTCTTGCCGACCCCTTCGGTACCGTAGACCAAGATTCGTGGTGGCAGGTGGGCTTTCCCACGCTGCACTTGCTGTAACAAACTCATGTGCTTTTTCCTTACAAAATCGGACAACGAAATAAATGGGTGAGTAAAAGCAGCAAGCAGGTGGACACAGGGAGTCCGGACGCTCTATCCGTTTGCCATTCATGGCCGGGAACGTCACGCCATCCCACCTGCTCGCCGCAGTGGATCAAAAGAAGTCAAAGACTCGCGGCTCTTCGTAGCCCGTGGGCCAAGAGTCATTCGTGATGCACGCATGAAGGCGATCGATCGCTTGCTCGTTTTCTTTTTGAGCAAGGTTCAGAACCTCGCTCGATAGTTGCCACACGCCGCAGCGGTAAGGCTCTTTCTTCTCAACGGCGATCAGATGAACGGGAACGTAGATCCCCAGGGCTTTCGACAGAACTGCGCGGTAGAACGCCATTTGATGGGCGTAGCCGTAGCGCCTCGAGTCGGCTTCAAACCAGGTGAGGTCGTCGCACGTTTTGAGATCAACAATCCCTCGGCTCGTTTCAAGCCAATCGATACGGATCTGGCAGGGAAGCCCGCAGTAATCGGCTCGCACGACACCTTCGGGGATCCCGTACTGCAGCAACTCGACAGCCGCTTTTTGCTTTGCGACCGATTCTTTCATCCGCACGAGCATTGCGAACTGAGAATCCGAGAGAACGGGTTTGCTAAGGGTTTCAGCCCATTCCATCCAAGCATTAGTAGCCGGTCCAAACGGACGACCAGTGCGGGGATTGATAGGCCCGCCGACAGCGAAGTCTTCGCGGAATCGCTCGAAGCCTTCGAGGATCAACACGTGGGCCGCTCGGCCGAGCAGGTATGCGGGGGATTCCTCTTGGGTGAGTGGTTGGGTCTTCTTGCGGTAGTAGAGCTGAGGGCACTTGCGAAAGTCGGCCAGTTGATGGCTCGACAGATAGTGCTTCGCTTTAGCGTGGTACAAGTCGGCCGATTCATGGACCAGAAACGAGAAGTCAATAAGTTCGAACATAAAAACTTCTTTCAATGAAGTGGTGGAAAGCAATGGAAGGTTTTGTTCGGCAGAGGAAAGCCGACCGAGACTAAGAAGCAACGGGTGCGGTCGTGATGTTCTCAAGACGGAATGCCCCCTCACCGAATTCTTTGAGCAACAGTCCTGCAAAGATCTGAGCGACGGTGACTCCGACTTCCGTGTCGGCATGCAAATCGAAGGTCCGTTTCGCGCTGTCGATTGCAAACTGAAACTCCATCGCAACGCGAGGGATTCCGAAGAGTCCCTCCGCAGCAAATGTCGCGAGTTGCAGAGTCAATTCGACCTCATCGAGACGAACATCTGCATTCATCCAAAACCGAACAAAACCGTTGAACATGGGTAACTCCTGAGCAAGTGGTGGGGCGGTAAGTTCAGTGGTTATCTATGCTGTTGCGGATTTATTTCGCGCACTTGTAGTCGTGGTTTATTCCACTTTTTTGAAAATGCTCTCGGATGAGATTCAGAGACGATTCAAATCTCCGTGGCGATACGTTCCTCTGCTTCAAGACCTTTGATCGCTTCTCGATCATCAACTCGCCGCACAATTCGCGTAGTTCGTTGGGAAGCTCATCCAGCACAGACGTCACATCAAGTCGCGTGCGGGTTTTACTGAGCTCGCATCCAGTGCCATGCGATGGGGTTTCGTGATCGATGGAATGCTTTCTTCTGAGCCCACCCCCTCGTTTAATTCGGCCACGATCACGAATCATCATGGCAACAGATGAATCGACCACTCGAGCCAGGAACGTGTTCAGTGAGCTTCGATTGGAATCGTACTGAGCGATTTTCAGATGAATTTGAATCGCCAAATCCTGTTCGATGTCCTCAGTGTCTGCTCGAGAGAATTCGGGGCGTCGCACGAGCTGGCGTGCTTTGACACGAATGAGAGTTCGAGCGTATTCATTCAGATGGTCATACTTGTTCTCCGACATAGCAACCTCCGAGAGCGGAGGCTGCTACCAGGCAGTCCAAGCGACCTAATGCATAAGGCTGTGCTGCGATGCTCGCAGAAACGACACAGGCAAGGTGCTGACTACCGGGTTATGGGCCTCGAAGCCCTCGGAGGTCAGCTGCCGTGTCGCAGATTTCGAAGTTGCGCACCGATTTGCGACAACTCGAAACCAACGATTCTCAATCAATTGCCAGTGATTTCCTTTATCAATAAATTTCCGCGACTGTCGCGACACTGCGACGCGACACCTCGAACGATCGAATTGCTGTCTTGGTCATCGACGCAAGCATTAATTCCTCCCAAGCGATCGACCGCGCGCTGAACTTTGTCTTTGTTTATGAGCTGACCGGTTTGCTTAGTAAGAAACTTTGCTGCTTTTCGCATCGATCCTTCCTGGCGGTAGGCTTGCATATACACCTCATCAGTCAATTCGGTCTTTTGCTCGGCCTTGATCTGCCGGCGCACCAAGAGTTTCAGGTCTTCAGCGGTCGGAACTTCGATCGCAGATGCTTCGCGATTGCTACTCTCGTCACCCAAAACGGCGATAATCTCATCGACATCGAGGGTAATGCGGTCCGCCATTGAGGCAATCAGATCCAACGAGAGAGCAGCCGGTGCAGTGCGCCAGGGGATTTTGGTTTTCAATTGCCTGGATGTAACCAAGATCGGTCTTGAGCACCGCGCGATTGCCGACCGTACTTGCTGCGAATCGTCCCAGAGCAAACCCCTGGCGAAGACAACATCTCGGCTGGTACCGTTCCAGAGTGTTCGCCCCATCCGCCAAAGTCGGCCGGCTAAGAGTTCTTTTGGAGCTCCCTTGAGATTTATCGTTTGCGACACCGTCTCGACAAGGTGCTGCACGCTGACTCGCCATTGTCGACGAGCATCTGGAGCGATCTCGACTCTCCATGTGACTGGACAATGAATGTAGAAGCGAGGGGGGCCGGCATCGCCATCGTGGCAATAAACCTCTTCGGTATGCTCGCCACACTCCGGGCAACGTATCGTTGCCGCATCGTTGGTAACTTGCAAGAAACCGGCGTCGAGCAATCGCTGCAAAACGCCCTCTGGCCAACGGCAAGTATGGTCGTTACGCAGCAATAACGATTCGGTATCCACCAAGGGCAATAGAAACAGGAGTGCGTCAGTCATCGATGATGCCCCATCGCACCAGGCAGTTTCTCGCGATTGGCTGGAGTTCCTCCGGTTTGGAGCGAAGGTCGCACGAATTTGGACACAGCACGTTGACGGTCATTTTTCGTGGTCTTTTGCTGGATCCACTCATAAACACAAACTGTATGGTCACTTGGCTGACCTCGATTTGCTCGGAGTCCAAGCCGATGGCATCGAGTTGTCTGCCGACCACGGCTCGAACCTGATCGAGGTTTTCCGTTTCAAAGAACTTCAGTTCCATGTGATCGATTAAAGGGACGTGGACTTTCGGCACCATACGAAGCCGAGTCAGATGTACTTCCGAGATCCGTTCTTCAGGGGTCGTCACGAAGGAGAAGTCCGGGTCGAGTATTTGATCGAGTTGGTAAAGTCGCTTGAGAGGATCTTCATCAAGGACATCAAGATCCAGCATCGACTTGCAGAACGCGCGACGAAGATCCATTTGGACACGAAGTCCACCCTTGGCCATCAGCTCGATGATCCCAAGACTCGGCTCGAACACGAAAGCATTGCTGAACGCGTAAGTGTCTTCCTTGGGCGCAAGCTCCTCATGCTCATCGAAGTAGAGCCGTTTATCTGGCCAGTCCGGTAGATATGCAAAGAAATACTGCGAACCACATTGCCGTTGGTAATGATGGATCTTGCAGACCTTGCCACGCATCTGCTTGTTCCAATAGTACTGCCGGATCCTGTCCTCGAGCATTTTCACCTTGCTCTTGGTGATTTCGATAGGTTGTTTCGGTAGGCTGTTCCACGCGTTGGATTGCTTGCTGTTTCGCAAAGCTTCGGCACGAGCAAACATTGCCGCTGTCTCGAAAACATCGGGTGCGTGCAAGTAGGCCCAAAGCGACTTGTCGGCGTGACTGGTTAGTTTCCAAAACTTTTCGATCATCGGAATCGGCTGCGCTTCGAGTTCCTCGACAAGGATCTTCTGTCCTTTGACGTTCGATAGAAGATCCACGTCCTGGAGAACCACTTGGTAGTGACGCTTTCGATCTTCCTGCAGGTTTTCCCAAGCCTCGGCAATCGGCTCGATGTCGTTCTTTGGCGTTAAATACCAGTCGACCATGCGCATCGCACGTTCCTTGGAAAATAACTGCCGAAGAAGCGAACGCTCATGAACTTTCAACTGTTTCTTCAAATCAAAACCGACCACGATCTCACCTCAGAACACGCATGCACCATTGATTAGTAAGCGGTAAACTTTCAGATAAAAAAGACTACAAAAAGCGAGCTGTACTCGACTCGACGATCAGCTCTAGTTCTTCAAGACGAATCCGCATCGCTTCTCGCGAGACGGCAAATTGCTCGGCCAACGGACCCGCGAAATCCTCTTTGATGGCCAAATCCCGTTCTTGCTGGGATTCTGGTTTGCGTCCGCGAAACAGGGGATCGCGCCCTTGGTATTGATCTCGGAGCGTTGCGATGTGAATTTCCTCATCGCTTCCGAATCGAAATTCGGCCCACGCCTTTCGGATCAATGATCGTGGCATCAATAGATTTGCTGCAAATTCGTCCGCTTGGCGCTCGATCGGACGCCGTTTGGAGGTTTTGCGACATATCACTTCGGCCGAATGCTCGCCGATTAGCAGGTCGCCTTGATGGGCGATTTCCGCGGGGATAAACAAGTGTCTGTGCAAGCACCAATGGCCAACTTCATGGGCCAAGGTGAATCGGTAGCGGCCGAGCATAAGCGGATAGAGTTCCGGATCGAGTCTCTGGTCGATACCAATGATTTCTTGGCTAAACCAAATCGCTCCATGGACTTCGGCCATGGGAAACAGCGCCTTCATGTCCTTGAACTCAAGGATCAATTGCAAATGGATCTCTGCGATGCGTTCTACCGGCACCGGAGCGGTGATTTCGACGTCGAATTTCTGGGCGTATTGCCGCAGCAACTCCGTCGCAGCCGCTTCGATTTCGGCGGGGGTAAGTTCAGGAACATCGATCTGGGAAAGGCTTGTCACGATTTACCGACCTTCCACTTCTTGGCAAGATCGGTGAGCTTTTTGAGTTGTACCGACGAGAGTCCATCGACTTCTCGGAGAAGCTCGGGGATCCCAAGCGGTTCTCGTTGAATAATCCCCTCGAGGTCATCTGGAACCCGGCCAGCAAGAGCGATCCAAGCATCAGGGTTTTCACCCAAGAGTTCGGCGATCTTCGAGGCTCGCTCGGCAGTCGGCGGATCGATGTTCTCTTGCTCGAGCTGCGAAATATAGGTCGAACTTACCCCCACCATCGTGGCAAACTCTCGCAATCCAAACCCTCTTTCGAGACGTTTTTCGCGAAGCGTCTTGCCAAATGATTTGATTTTCGGGGGCATTTCGAATCCTCGAATAATGCGAATTTGCGAAGGGTGGGTTTTACCGTTCGCTAAGCATTGTCGTGACCGGGTCGCCGGTCAAGTATCGATCATGCCGAAAAGGTAAAATTTGCTAGCAAAGAATCCTGGCCAGCAACCGCGACTGGCTTTCCCAATCAATCACCGTGCAGGCCATTCGCAGCGATCTTTCGTGAATCGTTGGTTTTCCGACGGTTTGCTCGGGAAGGAAGAGTATTTTTTCCTGGACGCTTGGGCTCAGTAGGTTCAGATTCAAGATCTGAGACATCCGTGGTTGGCTCACATGGCAGAGTCTTGCCAGTTCGGTGACTCCGGAAACCTCGCCGCGATCAAGCATCCCTTGGTATTTGATTGCCAGGGCCATCAGGCGAGAGATCCGAGGGATACTTCCCCGAGGCCTGACTGGGACCACAGCATCCCCTGCCTGAATACGCTTTCGTCCTTTGTTGGACTTAGTCAATGTGATGGTCTGCGAAACGGTGATCATGCGGAAACTTCCTTTCTCGTATCTTGGAGCGATCGAATCGCGTCTGGGTAAAATGAAACCGAAATCGAACTGTTCTCTGCGGAGAACTCAATTTTTGAAACCACCAGCCGAATCAGTCGGCCTTTTTCTCGGCTTGTAAGTGCATTCCAGATCTCGTCGAAGTCCCGAACCGATTCGGCTGCTGCGACCCGATCAAAGGTGCAATTCTCAACGCTTGTTGAAGCGGAAACCACGCGAGCCAAGTCAGTTTCGCACTTAGCGATGCGAATGTGCAAATCGGCGATCCGGGAGGCGGTGGCACCCGTCGGATCGTTCAAGATCGCGAGTTTGCCAAGCTCGGCATGATCCCGGGAAAGTTGTCGCTGAAGTTGTTGGCGATTGGTTTCCAGCTCCTCGATTTGTTTGTTTTGGCCAGATTGGATTTGGGCGATGACCAAATTTTGTATTTCTGCATCGGCTCCGATCGACCGGATTTGATCCAAGACGGCTTGCTCGATTTCCGCGGCTGGAAGATTCGGGGTAGGGCAGGCATCTCTGCCACTTTTGATCGCTTGGATGCAGGAGTAGTACCGGTAGATTTTCTCCTTCTTGCGAGTGAACGTGTGGACCATGGCATGGTCGCACGCGGAGCATCGCAGAATGCCTTTGAGGATCGCCCCATGTTTGTTGATAAGCTGATTCCCTCGGCCACGGCCATTCGTTTTCAGTTGCTTCTGGACCGCGTCGAACATCGGAGCATCGATGATGGGCTCATGTTCTCCTTTGTGGATCACGTCCTTGTGGCGAATCAAACCGGCGTACAGGGGATTGGTCAGCAGCGTGTAAATCGAGCATTTGTCGAAGGGTTTTCCACCACGCAAGAGGCCACTTTTCGTCTTCCACTCTTTGCTCAGCCAACCGCGTTTGTTGACATCTTGGACGACTGGGAGCAGTGTCCCGAGTTCTTGGTAGAGTGAGAAGATACGTCGGACCCTGACGGCTTCTTCGGCGTTGACGACCAGCTTGGCGCTTGCGCTGGATCGATCCACGTCGTAGCCAAGGACTGGGATGCCACCGGACCATTTCCCTTTCCGGCGCTGGGCAGCGATTTTGTCGCGGATCCGCTCGCCGATGATCTCTCGCTCGAACTGGGCGAAGGACAGCAAGATGTTCAGTGTCAGCCTACCCATCGAGTGAGTCGTGTTGAACTGCTGGGTCACCGAGACGAATGAAACCCCGTATTTATCGAAGGTTTCCATGATTCTGGTAAAATCCATGAGCGAGCGGCTAAGTCGATCGACTTTGTAGACCACAACGCAATCGATCTTTCCGCTTTTGATGTCTTCGAGGAGTCGATTGAGAGCAGGTCGATCGAGGCTGCCACCCGAGAAACCACCGTCGTCGTATTGCTCCGGCAAGCATTCCCAGCCTTCGTGTTGCTGGCTGGAGATAAATGCCTCAGCGGATTCCCGCTGGGCATGCAGCGAATTGAATTCCAGCTCAAGTCCCTCTTCGCACGACTTTCGGGTGTAGATCGCGCAGCGGTTTTTCGCGTTTGATTTTCGTATTGATTTCATCCGTTGCTCCTTAGTCGAAAGAATTGGAATCCGTTTACATGCGAGCCGGTGATCGCGTTGGCGACCGACGTTAGGGATTTGTATAGTTGGCCTTCGTACTCGAAGCCGTTGTTGACGATCAGCACGCGGATCTGCCGGCCCTTGTAGTCTCGATGAAGCATCGAGCCCGGGGGTGGCAAGCGTTGGTCCAAGGCAGGCCGCGATTGCACGTCCGACGTTACAAGTCTTGGTTGGATCGTTTCGCGTGGGGCTGTCACGCGAACTTCGGAATCGAGCGCCAACTCAGCCGCTCGGGCCTTGGCTCGCTCCGAAAGGTCACCTTCTGCGTTGGCTTGGAGTCGCCAAGCGATGCGTCGGATCAGGTAGCGTTTGTTTCGGCTCCGGCATTTCTCGCCGAAGAGCGATTCGAATTGCCGGACGATTTGGGTGATAGTCAAAGTTTTGAGGCGTGCGATCTCGGACGCTGTTGTAGCGTTCATGGTTGATTCTCCAATCTGCTTGTGGGTTCTCGTGGTATCGACGGCCGCGATCAATCGTCGTCGGCGTCGTCTGGATCCCCGAAGTCGGGTTGAGACACAGAGAGCCTGATTCCAGAGAGAAGCTCAAGGCTTGGGTGGCGAGAGTTCGCAGAGATTGTGGACCTTTCGTCCAGAACGCGGGCTAGGCCCAGGGCAAGGACTGCAGCGATCCGTTCGCGCCGCTGTTGGCTCGGAAGATCCGAGAAGGAAAGATTCGACATGGCATATCCCACCGGGATGGAAGAAACGCGAGCGGAGACTGTCTCAGCTCACCCGGGTTATGTATGCCATTTGGGAGAAAATGGGCGCAAAGATTCGAATGGGAAAGCAACACAGATGAGTGCGGACCCGCATGCTAGGTGGTGTGGGGAGGGTGCCCGGCAACGGGCATCCTTACCCGATTTCTGATGGCGTTTTAGGCTTGGTTAAGACTCACATCAAATGAATGTCGTTTAGTTCGATCTCCAGACCAACTCTGCGATCGAGTATGGCGAAGAATGCTGTCAAATCCGACACGGATCCGTCAATGTTCAAATCGTACCAGATTTCACCAATTTTCAGACTATCTCTCCCCCACCTTTCAACGAACTTGCGTTGCTTAATCTCATTCGATTTTCCATCCAGTGTTACAACCTGGTTTGGCTTGGCATCGCCATACGCCTTGATGACATCTCGCAATGACGTTGGCGTCCATTGCATTTGTGGTTCCTGAGATGTGAAGTTGTATGCGGCATCGTAGTCTTCGGCTTCCAGCATACTTGCCCATCGATCAATGAACGCGATCAAATCTTCATCCGTTGCGTCGATGGGTAGGTGGATCATTGACACGTAAGCTATTTGCTTTCCATCAGAACGACTAAAATCACCCGGTTGCCGCCAAGGGATTTTGATTTCAGGAAACGCCCGATCGGCAACTCGGGTGGATTTTTTTGTTATGCCGCCATTCTCGGTCAACGTTCAGCTGCATCGCAATACGT